TAAAATATATGACCAAATCTGGTGAAGAAATGATTGAGTTCCGTAAAAACTGGACTGATGAAAAACTAGATGTTATCATGGCAGAGTGGAATATGGAAGATATTGATGCTGAAAAGCACGGTCTTGAAGCACTACAAGTAGATGATAATGGTGAAATTATTGATGAAAACGCAGCACTTAACGGGGAAGAATAATGGCTAAATATCTTTCTACAAAGACATATGGACACAACATAGGACTTTCGGCAGTCTTTCGTCAACCACATGCAGACCACTCACATTGTAGATTTCTACATGGATACAGTCTTGCATTCAAATTTACTTTTGGGTGCAATGAACTGGATCATCGTAATTGGTGTGTGGACTTTGGTGGATTGAAGCCTCTGAAAAAATGGTTAGAAGATAGTTTTGACCATAAAGTATGTGTTGACAAAAATGATCCAATGTTGTATAAATTGGAAGAACTAGAATCAGCAGATTTAGCACAACTTACAGTATTTGATGGTGTAGGTGCAGAAAAATTTGCATATCATGCTTGGGTAGAAGCAGATAGATTGGTTCGTGAACAAACAAATAACCGTTGCTGGTGCGTTAGTGTTGAGTGTTCAGAACATGGCGCAAATTCAGCAATTTACGAGGCATAAGAACTATGGCAGCTATAGAAACTGATTTTATTTTTGAGTTATGGGAAACCATTAAACAGCTTGTCCCTGCAAAAGACAAACTAGAAGCAGCAGAAAGAATTATAAAGGCATGTGATGATTATGGTATTTCTAAAATTGATTTAGAAGAAATGACAGAAAATGATAAAATATTACAAGCTGCCTTTGATAGATATTTTGTAGACGATTTTGAAGATGAAGACGATGATTGGGATGAGTATGACGAATGAGTTGGTATCGTAAAGTTGTAGCAGACTGGAATAATATTCCTCAATGCCTTGACCATTTTGAAAAAGAACTGGCAGAAGCAAGAACTGAGGTCAAGATTAAAGGAAATGTAGAACGCAATTCTACAGAACTTCCAGCATATGTTGAACTACGATTTTCACAACTACAAGAGTTAGAAGCTATCCTAGAACATCTAAATATAAGTTTACGCAAAAAGCGTAGCGAATATTTAAGAAAATATTTGGAGAGTTACAACAAAGCATTATCTAGCAGGGACGCAGAAAAGTACGCTGACGGTGAAGACGAAGTTGTAGCAATATCAGAACTAATAAACCAAGTAGCGTTGATGCGAAATCAATTCCAAGGTATTACAAAAGGGTTTGAAATCAAACACTTTCAATTAAGTAATATTATCAAGTTGAGAGTAGCAGGTATGGAAGACGCAGATATAAACACTAGATATTAAGAATGGATACACAGAGTAAATACAATGCAATTTTGGAGATATAAAAACAATGAGTAATATACAAGTTACCAAGAGGGACGGAACGAAAGAAGAATTAGATTTAGAGAAAATGCACAAAGTTGTATTTTTTGCATGTGATAATATTAACGGTGTGAGTGCAAGTGAAGTAGAAATAAAAAGTAGTATACAGTTTTACAACGGTATCACTAGTTCTGAAATTCAGGAAACTCTTATTAAAGCGGCCGCGGATCTAATTTCAGAAGATACACCTAACTATCAGTGGGTAGCAGGTAACTTGATTAACTATCATCTTAGAAAAGATGTATACGGTGACTTTAATCCAGTGCATGTACAAGAACTTGTAAAACAAAATGTTGAACGAGGATTCTATGACCCTTCATTATTAGAAGACTATACAGATGAAGAATGGGATAGAATTAACGGATTTATCAAACATGAACGAGATTTTAATATTTCGTATGTTGGAATGGAACAGTTCCGTGGAAAGTATCTAGTACAAAATCGTGTAACAAAACAAATTTTTGAAACTCCACAAATGGCATATATTCTTATTGCGGCGACACTTTTCAGTCAGTATCCTCGCAATGAGAGAATGAAGTGGGTCAAAGATTACTATGACGCTATTAGTAACTTTGATATCTCACTTCCAACTCCTGTTATGGCAGGGGTTCGTACTCCGCAGAGACAATTTTCATCTTGTGTCCTAATTGAAACAGATGATAGTTTAGATAGTATCAATGCTACATCTTCATCAATTGTGAAATATGTCTCACAAAAAGCGGGTATTGGTGTTGGCGCTGGTAGCATTCGTGCTATCAATTCGCCAATCCGTAATGGTGATGCGTCACATACGGGCGTTATTCCATTCTATAAGATGTTTCAGTCTGCCGTGAAATCTTGCTCACAAGGTGGGGTCCGCGGTGGTGCTGCAACTCTTTATTATCCTATCTGGCACTACGAAGTAGAAGACCTACTAGTGCTAAAGAATAACAAAGGCACAGAAGACAATCGTGTGCGTCACTTAGACTATGGCGTACAATTTAATAAACTAATGTATGAGCGTCTAATGACTGGTGGAGACATTACACTTTTCTCACCAAGCGATGTACCCGGTCTATACGAAGCATTTTTTGCAGACCAAGACAAGTTCCGTGAACTGTACGAGACTGCAGAAAGAAATACTAGATTACGCAAGAAGTCTGTTCCAGCTGCTGAACTGTTCTCGGCATTTATGAATGAGCGCAAGAACACAGGTCGTATCTATTTGATGAATGTGGACCATGCTAACGACCATGGGTCATTCAAAGCAGATGTTGCTCCTATTCGTCAATCAAATCTTTGCTGTGAAATCAATCTACCAACTAAACCATTGCAACACATTTTTGATGAAGAAGGTGAAATCTCGCTGTGTACACTAAGTGCTATCAATTGGGGTAACATCAAAACTCCAGCTGATTTTGAAAAGCCTTGTGAACTAGCAGTTCGTGGTTTAGATGCGCTATTAGATTACCAAAAGTATCCTGTACTAGCGGCTGAACTGTCAACTAATAAAAGGAGACCTCTTGGTGTAGGTATCATTAATTTTGCCTATTGGTTAGCAAAGCACGATACAAACTACTCAAATCCAAACTTAGACTTAGTTGATGAATGGGCAGAAGCGTGGAGTTATTTCTTAATCAAAGCGTCAAACAAACTAGCACAAGATATGGGTGCATGTCCCGGAACTAATGAAACCAAATACGGTGATGGTATCGTACCAATGGATACTCGCAAGTTAGATGTTGATGAACTTACTCCATATGTTGAGCGTCAGGATTGGGCGACACTCCGCGAAGACTTAAAGACTACAGGCATTCGTAATTCAACACTGATGGCACTGATGCCAGCTGAAACATCTGCACAGATTTCTAACTCCACAAACGGTATTGAACCTCCACGCAGTTATGTGTCTGTGAAGCAATCAAAGCATGGTGTTCTAAAGCAGGTTGTTCCAGGTATTCATAAATTAAAAAATAAATATGAACTACTATGGGATCAGCAATCTCCTGAAGGATATCTAAAGATTATGGCAGTTCTACAGAAATATATCGACCAAGGTATTTCTGTGAACACATCGTATAATCCTGTATTCTTTGATGATGAAAAAATCCCAATGTCATTAATGTTGCAACACTTAATTATGTTCTACAAATACGGTGGTAAACAATTGTATTATTTCAATACATATGACGGTCAAGGAGAACTTGATGTAAACAAGTTAATGGATGAACCATTAGCACAATCAGAATTAGATGATGATGCAGCTTGCGATAGTTGCGTAATTTAAGAGAGAGTAAAAATGTCAGTATTCAATTCACAAAACAAAGCAGACCACACTAAAGCACTAGCATTCATGGATCCTAGTGGTGGGGTTACTATTCAGCGTTATGATATGCTAAAGTATAAACAGTTTGACAAACTAACAGATAAACAGTTGGGTTTCTTTTGGCGTCCTGAAGAAGTAGATGTAACTAAAGATTCAAATGACTTTAAAAATCTAACAGACCATGAGCGTCATATCTTTACATCAAACTTAAAGCGTCAAATTCTATTAGACAGTGTACAAGGTCGTGCGCCAACAGAAGCATTTGCTCCACTAGTATCTATTCCAGAACTAGAAGCGTGGATCCAAACTTGGACATTTAGTGAAACGATCCACTCTCGTTCATATACTCATATTATTCGTAATGTTTATGCTGATCCATCAAAAGTATTTGATGAAATGATGGATATTGAAGAAATCTTAGATTGTGCTGATGATATTTCAAAGAACTATGATGAATTAATTCAAATGGCAGGTTACTATAACCTACTGGGTTCAGGAACACATACTGTCAATGGTAAGAAAATTAAGATTGACGAATATGAAATTAAGAAGTCACTTTACAAAACTCTAATGAGTGTAAACATCTTAGAAGGTGTGCGTTTTTATGTTTCATTCGCTTGTTCTTGGGCATTTGCTGAACTAAAGAAAATGGAAGGTAATGCTAAGATTATTAAACTTATTGCCCGTGATGAAAACCTACATTTGGCAAGTACACAAACTCTACTAAAACTTCTACCAAAAGACGATCCAGATTATGAAAAAATTGCTGTAGAAACAGAAGAAGAATGTGTCAAAATGTTTGTTGATGCGGTAGAACAAGAGAAGGCATGGGCAAACTATTTGTTCAAAGACGGATCAATGATTGGACTTAACGCACAATTACTTGATGATTACATTGAATGGATTTGCTGTAAGCGTATGACAGCAGTTGGACTAAAATGTCCATATCAAACACCACAAGCTAACCCACTACCGTGGACGCAAAAGTGGATTGCTGGAGCAGAAGTACAAGTTGCTCCACAAGAAACTGAGATTTCGTCTTATGTTATTGGCGGTGTTAAGCAAGATGTTGACACGAATACATTTGGTGGAATGTCGCTATAAAAAATGAAAACATTTATATTATGTATGGGGGCGCAGAAATCTGGGACAACTTGGTTGTATTCACAATTGTCCCAGCTTCCCAACTTTCAACCTGGTCTTAATAAAGAATATCATGTTTTAAGTTCAATACACTTAAAAGAGTGTTCCCATATAAGAAATAATATATTTGAAAGAAGCGACACAAATGAACTAGATAATGCCAGAGTGAAATTTATAAAAAATATATTTTCGTATTATGATCATTTTTCTAATTTACTTACAGACGAAAAAAATTTAACAGGCGATTTCACTCCAGCGTATTCTGGTCTTAGTTCAACAGTTTTATCTAATATTAAAAATCATTTTAATGCACGAGGAGTACAAGTAAAAGTTATCTTTCTAATGCGTGAACCTGTTACACGATTAGAAAGCAATCTGCGAATGTTGCGTAGAGATTGGGGCGTTAATAAAGATTTAAAAACTTCATTAGATTATATGTATAGTCATATAAATCAACCAGAAGATTTTATGAGAAGTAATTATAAATCTATCGTAAATAATATAGATTCTGTATTTGATAAAAACGATATATACTATGGTTTTTATGAGACAATGTTCAATGCAAATGAAACAAATAAAATTTTAGATTTTTTAAATAGTAATAAAAAATATATTGATGGTAATT